AATATCTTCGCTTCTGATCTGAGCTCGTCTTTGATGTTAGAATAGCTCAGCCAATCGATGTTGTCGCCTTTCTTATAGGCCTCTTCCAACTTCGCCATGCTTTCTTGCACTTCTCGTGCCTGTTCGCTGTCCTTCCAAACCCAGTTCTTCTTTTCTCCTTCCGGGGAAGTGTTCTCGAAAATATTCAATTTCCCTCGAACACTAGAAGGCTTGTCCTTGCACCAAGGCCAGCCAGCCGACGAGTCCATGTCCAATGCCTTGAGGGCACCATCTTCCGTTCCGTTCAACATTTCGTGGTCCGTTAGCAATCGTCTTGGCATCGTCACCTTTTGATTGGTGATGACGTGATTGATCGCCTCCTGAGCATATCGCCGATGTTTACCTTTCCAAGGCACAATCGGTGATCCATACTTGTTGATTCCTTTCTCGTGGATGGTCTCTCCTTGCTTCGCTTCTTCTGAGATGCGTTTGTCTTTCATTGTCAACACTGAGGGCCAGTGCGCATTCTCAAACACACCAAAAATTGGCGATTGGCGCAATTTCGTCTTTGCAACTGTGTGCTGTGCAGCCCTTTCCGTGGCGCTGCCCAACTTTTGCACAGTTCCGCTTACACGAATCGTTCCACTGTTGATTTCTGCAACAAATGGCGATCCGTCTGTTTCGTCGGTCATTTTTGTTTCCCATTGTCGTTCAATGGCGTCGACTATGCTCTCCATACCACTTTTCGTCATTGGCATGGCAAACTTATTGTCGACATCGTTCACACCGCTTGCAACATGCAACCCGATGATAGCGCAAGTCTGGGCATCCCAGACCACACTGCAACACATACCTTGAAGATTCGCGTGGATCTTATATAGCCATGTGTGCACGAGGGTGTAGCCAGCATATTCTAGCTTACCTCGCATCGCGTAGGTCGTACTGTGTTGCAACAGTTTTCCGTCGTTTTGTCGTCCCGTTAGCAACATCTCGCCACCGTACTTCAGATTTGCATCGTCAGCAAAGTATTTGCGAATGTCGCGGAACAACATGTGTCCTTTCGGGAGCTTGAACACGACCAAGTCGTCCTCAAACTCCATCATGTCAGTCCATGGAATTCTGATGTTTGTCCATGTGCCGTAACGCATGATGTCCATTACGGTCTCGCGATGCTCTTCATCCCATTCACACGCTTCGATAAAGTGCTTGTTAACCACAACATAGCGGTTGTACAAGCCCAATGCCGACAGCGAATGATACAATTCATCGCTTTCGCCTTTCTTCGATCGTAGTCGGATAAGGTTGTCGTCCATCCGACGTACTCGTTCACTCAGAGTTCCGGCTGAACCTGAGTTTTTCGTTGCTTGCGCAACTTTCGCTTTGATCATTCGTCCGGTGGGGCCTTTGCGGGGCACTCCACTTTCATAGAACGATCCGTTCGCTACGGCTCCTTGAGCCTCCACAAGCGCTCTCGTGATCTTCTGCTTTGTTGCTTCGGGCATCTCGGGTACAGTCTCTAAACTGTCCAGCACCTCAGTCAACTTCTCGCCAATCCTCTCAACTGGTGTTTTGTCGCGCGGGCTTTTGTTCGCTTGCAACTTAAACATCCAGGTCACTGCTCCGATCGCAGCAAATACCGTTAAGATACTAGCCGCAATCATTGCACGCTTCGGGAATTTCGCTTTCACTTCTCCAAGCGCAACCAAGAACTCATTCTCAAAACAATGATGAGCGGAATCGTCAATTAGAGGCGGTAGAGGGTAGTCTCTAGGCATATTGCCATCCTCGAGAGCCATATTCGCTTCGCCTCGCTGAGCATCAAGCTCATTCAAAGGCCTGTACACGTAGTCCATCGGTACGTTGATGTCCCACGCTTCCAGAATTGCGTTCCATCCGACATCGTCGGGGGTCGTTCGATCTTCGGGTTCTTGTCCAAAAAATCCACACTCGTCTTCATCTGCGTAGAATCCATAGCTTCCACAGTAATGGCGCAGATATCCGGTTCCGTTGCATGTGATAGTGTCGCAACAGCAAACTCGAGGGTGAATTTCACAGCCATGATTACAAATTACCATGGCCAACTCGTGAAGTCCTCGTTCTTCCGTGAACGCAGGATAATCACTGAGCACTTCCAGCTCTCCTTCATCGTACTCGTGAACGTTGCCGTCCGCGTACTCTTC